ACGAAACATAAAGACCCAAGGCAATCAGGATGCCTATGAGTTGACCCACGAGCACAGTCGTTTGAAGCGGTGTCAGGGATTGCTTTCCTGCGGGAGCCATTATGTATCGCATGTCCCATCAATTGCGTTTGTAACGCAGAAGAATCGTATTCCATTGATGTTTGTAACAATCACTACGGTTCCCGCCACGACGGCATTCAAAAAAAATCCACCTGTGATGTATGCGTGCGTGATTCCTGGTCCGTCTTCCGCTCCTGAATTTTGTTGCAGAGCCTCAATAGTGTTGTAGGCCGTTTCAGATGTCTTGGTCGAATCTTCCTCAAATTGAAAAGTCGTATTGTTCCACTTGCATTCAGTGACTGTGTATCTAAATCTTCTGCCCGCGATTATTGTTGTGTAACTATTAACCCACGCAATGTATGTACTGAGTTCTGATCCGTTTGGTTTTTTCCTACCCCTTGCATCATTCGCAGGCGATCTCTCATTCGCTTTGTTGGCGATCTTGTTCCAGCCCCGAGTCGACATCGGGCCAAAACCTTTTCGGATATTTGGCTTGATGTCCATGATTATGTGTACGCAATTCCGAGCGTAGAAAATGCCACTGTCAACGGGAACGGCTGCACCCAATAAACATGAGTCGCGTGCGAGATGTTTGTGCTTGAGACCGCCGCGTTTGTTGCTGGCGCGTGCTTCACATTTCCATCCTTGTCTCGCAGTGCCTGCTGCCTCATGTGGAATGTGTACGGATCATGCGAGAATTGGTAGTTGACTTCGTAAGTGTTCGGGCCAATGCGACTGGTCGTTGATCCAGTCAGGACGAGCGAACCCAAGTCGCATGCGTATGTATTGCCTGTCGAGCCAAAGGTGTATGCCGCGCTATTTCTTTTGCCAACAACGCCAGCAATCGTCGCATACGCTGGTCGTCCGTAGATCACGTTGCGCACGCTTATATTGATGACGGTCTGAATGTTTGAAATCGGTTCGCCGCTGGTGTCTACTGTTGTTCCCAAAATATCGACTGAGTCATCAGGCGCGCTTCCGTTTGCCTGAATATTCATCGAGGTTCCCGATCTCCAGATGTCCACAATATTCGTGGTGATAGAGGTTTCGATGGCGGTGAAGCCCTGCTCCGTTTCTGTTTTTACATCTATGGCAGTTGCTGCTGTACCATCGCCAGTAGTGGAGTCAAACGAAAATACGACATTCCATATCTTGTCCATTCCATCGCCGACTGGCGAATAGATCGCAGACACGAATCGCATTCTCGTAGCCATGCTCGTGTCATCGCCGCCGCCGAATACTTCGTACGCAGTAGACCCCGATGCAATCGTAAAAACGCTGACCGCCAAATTTTCGTCATCCGTCACAAGATAAGACTGTGTCCCGCTCCAGCGGCCGCGATCGTATGTCGCCTGGCGTTCGCGCTTTGTCCATACAAGAGCCATTATGTAACTCCTCCCATTGTCTTGAGTGTCTTGTCCATCGACTCCATATATTTCTTAAGTTCGATGGCGTTGGTCAATGTCTTTTGCGCAAGTGCCATCTCTTGACTCTTTGAGAAGTCTTGCGAACCCGAAACCTTAATCGATCCAATTGCGGAGTCGACTGTTGCCATGTTGTTTTTAGATAGGTTGTTGACATTCTTCTTTGCAGTCGCAATATCTGTCTCAAGAGTTGCGGTTGCCTTGAGATCATCTGCGGCCTGTTGCGCCGCTTCTTGTCTTGCGTCGGCAGTCTTCTTGACCGCTTCGAGCGCGTCAAATTCCTGCATCAGTTGCTTCTTGCCAGCGTCGGTCATGCCCTTGTGGGCTTGCAACTCTAACTCATAAATCATGCGCTTTGTCCGGCCAAGATCGAGATATCGTTGGTGTTGTTGTTCAACCCATTCGGCGGTAGCAGCCTGCTGATTATTCTGTGCCTTCAACTCATCGGCACTGTCTTTGTTAAATTGCGCAAGATCCTGTTGGGCTTTGCCCTTTTGTTGAAGAACAACTAGATCTTGCACATTCAATTCAATCGTCTTCTTTGCCTCTTCTGCCTGAGAATGAATTGCTTTGTATTGTTGATCTAGTTCAAGTCCGATTTTCTCTTCGTATTCTTGTCGAGTCTTTGCTGCCTGTGCTTCAGTCTGAATAATGGGGTCATGAGTCTTCTGTCTTTCCGCTCGTTTTTCGTCATATTCAGCCATCTTCGCTTTGGTTTTTGCTTGCGCATCTTTCATCTGAGAATCACTCAGATTTTTAAGTTCAACCAACTTCTTTTGGCGCATGCTTTCTTGCGCAATCATTTCGGGAGATTGACCGAATTGATCGTTCTTCTTTTGTTGAGTAGTGATTTCACTTTCGGGAGATTGCAATTTTCTTAGATTTAAAACGATGTCAGTCGTGCGTTTCATCTGCCCATTGCTTCTTGCGATTGAAGCATTTGCGGCATCGACTCCGTTTGCCCACTCGCCAATCGATTTCCCAATTTCAAAGAATGTCCCCGCAATGGGTATGGATTTGATTGTCGTAATCAAACTATTCCCGATGATCTCCATCGCACCGCTCAAACCCTTTTCGCCGCCCTCCTTGAAACCCTTGATCATTTCAAGAGCCATTTTGCCGCCAGCGTCGACCATGCCAATGACACCTAACCCGCCTAGTAGTTGGTTGCTAAGATTCTTTATCTGCTTCGCATTGATCTTTGAAATACTGCTTCCGATTGTTTGTTCCGCACTCTTTGCGGCAGCATTCGCAGTCTTGATGCCCGCCAAGAAGTTGTCGTTGTTCATGTAAGTGTTGACAACGAATGATCCAACTTGTGCCATTACTTGACCCCCATCTGTCGTTTGAGTTTTTCAATCGCTTGTTGTGGTGTCTGCTTCTTCTTTTCTACATACGGCATGAAATCCTGCGGGCTGAATGACTGTGATCGACCCGACCGATGCGCGTTGGCGACAGTAGACGCGACAATGCCCGCGCCGAGGTCAGCACGCTGGCGTGAGTCCAGGCATCCAACAATGCCTTGGTATTCAATCCATTCTTGGAGTTCTCGTGAGGACATTCGATCTCCTAATTCGGCAACAGTCATTTTCAACTCAGCCGCAAGCATGAACATGAACATGCGTATTCCGTTGCGGCTTCTCAGTTTTTTTCGAGTTCCTCTGCGTCCTTCGCGCCAAGGCCCGAAAGGTGCTGACAGTGCTCGTACAACTTGTCGATCACGCTTGCGGGCATTGATCCGACATGATCTATCTCAGCGTCGGTGAACAAGCGCACGCCAGCCTCAGTCGTTAGACAGCGCACGACGAGGCTGGCGCGGATGTTCTTCACGCCCTTCTTTATGTCACGCTCGCTATATACGTACTGCTCCCACTGGTCCCGTTCCGAGGCCGTCAGACCACGAAGCGAGACAAGTCCGTCGATGCCCGCAACCTTGACGGTAGCGGTCGGGATTTTGAGAGCGAGTAGTTGTTCTCTGATTGACATGTAGGTCTCGATTAGGAGGTTGCTGGAGTAATCGTGTACACGCCGCTGCACTTGATAGTGAATGACGCAGTCATCACAGCGTCAAGACCAGCCTTAATGCTGAGAGATGTGACGATGCCAATTCCAGTAATCTTGGTTGATTGATAGCCAGAACCACCGAAATTGATTTCATAACTTTGTTTTAGACGACTGGTGAGAGCGGTTTGCAAAACTAAAATGCCTGCATCGTCGCTGTCGTAGTTCACTTCTGCGCTGATGGAACCCGGGTCAAGCAGACCAGCTTGGAAAATCTTTACTGCTGAAGCAAGCGAAGTGGTCTCCACGGTGCTCTGAGCCACCGAATCGAATGAGAGCGAGGTGCACTCGCCGACTGTAACAAGGGACGCAGTAATTACTGTGTCTTGTTGATTTGGTAAATTAACAGTATTCGCAGGATTTGCAAGAATCTTGAATGTTGTTCCGTAACTGATTAACTGAGCCATGTGATTATTCTTTCTGTGTTATGGCTGCGATCCGTCAGTCAACGTGACTGGCGAAGGAGCCGATGCGATGTAATAAATTTTCAGAGTCACGCTGCAAACAAACGCACCGAGTTCAGTGCCCTCGCTGCCTAGGTCGTAATTCATGTTTGTGCCTTCGATGCGAATGCTTTGGATTTTCATCGGGTTGTTGGTCGATGTCGCAAGCGATCCGCTTGCCGCGTAGAGATCGACCCGAACTGCGTCGGCAATTTTTGCCGCGCTGGATAGTGACGAGTGCACGCAGTCCACATTCACTGTGGCAACCCGCAGGCGATCTGCACCAACCAACGTCGGGCTGACCGTGTCATCGCTTTGAGATGTGACGACAATGAACGGCATCGCAGTTGTCGGCCTGACAAACGACTGGAATATCTTTGTTGCCAAACCACTCAACTCCGTGATCACGGTCGGAGACTGTTGCAATGCGAGATGAATGGCTTCGACGAATTTCATGAATTCTTCAACTTTCGAGCAATGGCATTTTCCCATCGCTTCAAGCCAGCGCGAACTTCTTCACGCAATGCTCCCTCAACGCTGAATGCAAGTTTATTGAATACTTGCATGAAAATTTGCCAACCCTTGAACGCTCGCGCTGGATCCTTGTAGCGACCAAACTCGATAAGCCAACTGTTCTGCGTCGATCCGAAAATTTTCGCCCATACTGAACGACCGTCTCGAAGTACTCGCGGCTTGATTGTGTTCTTTAGAATATTTTTAGCAATCAGCATGCGGCTCTCGCCTTGCGGATGGACTACATCTCGCTTGCCCTTGACGCGCTTGCCAGTCCAACCGCTCGTCCAACCGCCAGCCCAACGCCATGAAGCTTGAGCCTCGGTCTGCTTGCCGTCCCATGCGCCGACTTTTGTTGCGTAGTAGCGAGCAGCCGTGATGCGCATTGGCTCCATAGCCTTCTTCTCGGCACGAAACAGAATTTGAATGAGATCATCCACAGCCAACTTGTGCATGGTGTCTTGGAACTGCTTGAATCCTTGAACATCTCTGCGAATTGTCATCACTGCACCTCTCTGCACTGCATGATGAGAGTGTGACCCGCTGACTTGTAGTCGACGATCGAGACGATCTCGAATGTGGTGCTGAGTGTCGTGCCGCTTGTGCCGCGACTGACGCTTGCTGTGAAGCGGTCAGTTGCCGCAATGCCAGGATAGAAGTTGGTTGTGATCTGATGCGTGACAACTTGCGACAGCATGGCGTGGTTGGTTCTTTCGACCGCGCTCGAATCCTTGATCTCACCGAAGATCGTGTCGCCAGTCGTGTAGGTGTATGTCGGTGTGCCGAACGAACCGATCGTCTCGGTGCGGGTCTTGATCACAAGTGGAGTCCGCATCATGCCGCTGTTCATTGGTACTCACCCGACTTGTATTGGGCGATGAGAGCCTTGATCGTGCCGGGCACTTCGTACTGCTGACCTGGTGCGAGCGTGGCTCTGTAGTCGTAGAGCGTCGAGCACTGCATCAGGATTGCGTGCTTGAGCGCAATCGGGATCGCAGTTGCAGTGGAGCCGTGACCCGCAATATAGACAACTGTGACAACGCCAGCGCCGCCGCCGACGAGTGATGGCCATGACTTGCCG